TGCGGCGGTCAGGGCCGCTTATCCGAACATCTATATGGTCGGTGAGCATGTCAATGCTCCGTCAAAGTTCCCCTGCGTATCTCTCGTTGAAATGGATAATCAGTCATATCAGCGTACCGAGGATAGTGGCAGTTCTGAAAACCACGCTTCGGTTATGTATGAAATGAATGTTTATTCCAATAAGAGTGTTGGTAAAAAGTCTGAATGTAAGGCGATAGCCACACTCATTGACGAGCAAATGATGGCACTTGGGTTTGCTCGTACTATGTTACAGCCCATCCCCAATATGGATGATGCTACCATATACCGAATGGTTGGTCGGTATAGTGCCGTAATCTCAAAGAATAAAGAAATTTTTAGGAGGTAATGTTCTATGGCATCGAGTTCTTTTAAGACCTTTTTGATGAAAAAGGGTACAGGCGATACTTATGAAAAGTTGGTTGACATCAAGGATTTCCCCGACCTCGGCGGTAGTCCTGAGATGCTTGAAACCACTACTCTCTCTGACCCTATGCAGACCTATGTAGAGGGTATTCAGAGTCAGGATGCTCTTGAGTTCACCATCAATTACGAACTTGCAAAGTACAGGGAGTTGGTTGGACTCAAAGGTGTTGAAACCGATTTCGCTGTTTGGTTTGGCGGCGATGAGCAGGGCAACACTATCACTCCCACAGGTGCTGAGGGTAAGTTCAATTTCAAGGGCTATCTCAGCGTGAGAGTTGTCGGCAAGGGTACGAATGAGGTTAAGGAAGCAGTTGTTTCCATCGCTCCCTCTACTCCCATTGCTATTGGCGAATAATTTTCGGAGGTAATATTTTATGAGCAAACAGTTGAGATTTACTTATCAGGACAAGGACTATTGTCTTGAATACACTCGCAAGAGTGTTGAAATTATGGAAAGAAATGGTTTTGTGGCATCCGACATCAAGGATAAGCCTATGACCACTCTCCCGGCACTCTTTGCAGGTGCGTTCCTTGCTAATCATCGTTTCGTGAAGCAGGAGGTCATTGATGCAATCTACGCTAAGATGACCAACAAGCAGGAACTCATTGGCAAGTTGGCTGAGATGTACAATGAGCCGATTATGACCCTCATTGATGAGCCTGAGGAAGCCGAGGGAAACTTGGATTGGACGGCGAGTTGGTAAGTGGCTCACTGTCTGCCCCTGAGGGGAGTGAGCCTAAAAACTCGCTCCCCTCTTTCACTTACACGCAAAAGTTCAAGGAGTTGTTTCCTTACTACTTAGCACTCGGTATGTCACCTGACGAATATTGGAGAGGTGACCCTGAATTAGCGAGAGATTATCGGAAAGCGGAGGAAATCCGCAACGAAAAGAGAAATCAAGAGTTGTGGCTACAAGGAATGTATTTCTATGAAGCCCTGTGTGATGCTTCTCCGATTTTCCACGATTTTGCGAAAAAGGGTACGAAACCTGCTCCTTATCCCTCACATCCTTACTCTTTGACCGCTAAGCAAATCGAGGAGGAAAAGGTTGAGAATGAGCGTAAGGTGAGCGAAAAGGGCAAGAAATTGATGGAAGCATTGATGGCGGCCACTAACGCTAAGTTCAAGGAGAAAACTCAGGAATAAGAAACAAGGAGGTGAGTGCAATGTCCACTACAATCGAGTCTTTGGAATTAGAGGTACTACAAAACTCGCAGAGTGCGGTGAGCGGTTTGGATGCCCTTACTGATACTCTTGAAAAATTGAAAAAGGCTACGAGTGGCGGTGTTGGTCTAACTTCGGTAACGAAACAGGTTAAGGCACTTGGTGATGCGGCTAAGGGAGTTGACTCCGGCTCTGTGAACAATTTGAATGGTCTGACAAAGGCAATTCAAACCCTGTCTAACTTGGGCGGTGTCAAATTATCCTCTACCATAGCGACACAAATTTCCGCTATCGGTACATCCGCTAAGGCTCTTAATGGTGTGAGTTTTGCACCTATCTCTGACCTTGCAAATTCCTTACAGCCCCTTAGTGCTATCGGAAAGATAAATCTTGGCTCGACTGTAAATCAGTTGAACAGAATACCTGAGGTAGCATCAAAACTACAGTCGGCTGATATGAGTGGATTTGCTTCTAAAATCAGGGAGTTAGTCACGGCATTACAGCCTTTATCTGAGATGCCGAAACAGACAATATCCTCCACTCTTACTCAGATTAAGAAAATCCCTGAAATCTTTGCAGGATTGCAGTCCGTTGATATGGGTGCGTTCTCTACAAAGATTAAGGAGTTGGCTACGGCACTCAAGCCGTTGGCTGACGAAATGAACAAGGTTGCCGCAGGATTTTCCGCTTTCCCTGCGAAAATTCAAAAACTGCTTAACAGCACGAATGGTCTTGCGGCGGCGAACAACAAAGCATCCGGCTCTTACATCAATCTCTACGCTAAGTTGAAAATGGCAATCTCTGCCGTGAAAACCGTGGCTACAAAGATTGCATCCTGTATTACAGAGATGAATAACTACATAGAGAATGTAAACCTCTTTACTGCATCTATGGGTCAGTATGCAGGGGCCGCACAGGAATACGCAGAACAAGTCGGTGAGTTGATGGGTATTGACCCCGGTGAGTGGATGCGTAATCAAGGTGTGTTTATGACACTTGCGACAGGCTTTGGTGTTGCGAGTGACAGAGCGTATCTGATGAGTAAAAACCTAACTCAGTTGGGTTACGACCTCTCCTCGTTCTTTAATATCAGTTACGAGGATGCAATGCAGAAATTGCAGTCCGGCTTGTCAGGCGAACTTGAGCCGCTCCGTAGGCTTGGTTATGACTTATCTCAGGCTAAGTTACAGGCTGTAGCCCTAAGTCTTGGAATTGATAAAACAATCTCAAGTATGACACAGGCTGAAAAGGCTCAGTTGCGTTACTACGCTATTATGACACAGGTAACTACGGCACAGGGTGATATGGCTCGTACATTGAACGCTCCTGCCAATCAGTTACGAATTTTCAAAGCACAGGTTACACAGGCGGCTCGTGCTGTCGGCTCTATCTTTATTCCTGCTCTTAACGCTATCCTGCCTTACGCTATCGCAGGTGCTAAGGTAATTCGCTACCTCGCAGGTGCTATCGCAAGTCTGTTCGGATTTGAGATGCCTGAGGTCGATTACTCCGGCATTGATACTGTGGTAGGCGGTGCAGAGGATGCTACAGGAGCGTTGGATGATGCGGCTGACTCAGCAAAGAAATTGAAATCCTATATGCTCGGATTTGATGAACTCAATGTCATCAATCCTAATGAGGGTGGCTCGGCTATCGAGGATGCTCTCGGCGGTGGAGAGTTTGATTTTGAGTTGCCTACTTACGATTTCATCACGGATGCTACAGAGAGTCGTGTAAATCAGATTGTCGAGGATATGAAAGAATGGCTCGGCATCACAGGCGAGATTAACTCTTGGTCTGACCTTATGAATACACGTTTCGGCAATATTCTCACCACAGTCGGTCTGATAGGTGCAGGTATCGCCGCTTGGAAAGTCACTAAGGCATTTATTGATGCAATCGTTACGCTCAAGGCTCTTTTGGCGAGTCCGTCCTATGCAATTTCTATCGGTGTAATTCTCACGTTGACAGGATTTACGATAGAGTTCTCCGGCTTAAAGGATGCCGTACAAAACGGACTTGAGGGCTTTAACTTTGCGGAAATCGTGTCAGGCGGTATCATCGGTACAGGTGGTACAGCACTACTCGGCTCAAAGTTGGCGGCTTGGATAAGCACCACCTTTGCAGGTAGTAAGGTTGCAGGAGCGTTAGCAACGGCGGCCACAAACTTGGGAGTAGGTACGGCAGGTGCCGCAGGTGCCGCTATCGGTGCAGGTGCAGGTGGTATTATCGCAGGTATTCCTGCTATGATTGTCGGCATTTATGATGCTATCGTAGATGGCTTAGATTGGATGAACGGATTGCTCGTGGGTGCAGGTGCTACTGCGGCAGGTGCAGGTATCGGTGCTATCATCGGTGCTTGTGGCGGCCCTATCGGTGCAGGTATCGGAGCGTTGATTGGTTTGGCAGTCGGCTTAGTCACAGACGGCATCATCTTGATTGTTCAGCAATGGGATGTAATTTCCAAATTCTTTACAGAAACAATCCCCGGATGGTGGGATAGCCTTTGTAAATGGGTTAAGAACATTCCTAAGAATATCAAGAAATGGTTTCAAAATCTGTCTAAGGACATCGACAAGTGGTTTGATGACCTATGGCAACCGATAAAGGACTACGATTGGTCAGGACTCGGATATGACATCGGACAATGGTTTGGTAATGCTTGGGTTACGGCGGTTGACTTTATCACCGTGAAAGTGCCTGAGTGGTTTAAGAGCGTATGGGAAACAATCACCTCTGCGTTCAAAACATTCTTTACCGAAACCCTACCGACATTTTTCCTTGAAACCTTACCTAATTGTGTTCAGAAAATCGCTAACTTTTTCAAGGAATTGCCCGGAAAGATTTGGGAAGCAATCAAGAGTGCGTGGAGTACCCTCGTTGACATCGGTAAGTCTATTATTGATGGTATTTGGGAGGGCTTACAAACTGTATGGACTGCTATCACAGATTTTATCGGCGGTTTCGTTCAGGGCTTTAAGGATGCACTCGGTATTCACTCTCCGTCCACCGTGTTTGCTGAGATAGGCGGTTTCCTCATCGAGGGTCTGTTCGGCGGTATGCTTGAGTGGCTCGGTACAATCGGTGATTGGTGTAAGACCCACATCGTAGAGCCGTTCAACAAGGCAATGGATGGTGTGTTGACTTTCACAGTCAATGTCATCAACGATGCTAAACAATGGTGGAGCAACGTCAAGTCTTGGTGGGCTGAAAAAGCGGCGGCAGGTCTTGATGCGGCGGTCAAACTCGTTAAGAGCGGTTGGACATCGCTCACAACGTGGATTGGTAACGCAGTCGATGTTAGTATTTCGCTACTCAGAAAGGGTTGGAGTACAATCAGTTCTTGGGTCGGCACAGCAGTTGATGTTAGCATCTCGCTTGTTAAAAAAGCGTGGTCGAGCATCTCCTCTTTCGTAGGTACGGCTGTATCGGTTAGCATCTCGCTACTTAAAAACGCTTGGACTACGATTACTGCTTTTGTAGGCAATGCCGTGAGCGTTGCAGTCAGCATCTTTAAGAGCGGATGGTCAACGATTTCTAACTTTGTCGGTACGGCTGTTTCGGCGGCTGTGTCGCTGACAAAGAAAGGTTGGTCGAGCATCTCCTCTTTCGTAGGTACGGCTGTATCGGTTAGCATCTCGCTTATTAAGAGTGGATGGACGAGCGTGACGAGTTGGCTCGGTAGCCTTACCGCTTCGCTGAAAATCACTTTACCGAGAATTAGGGTTAAATGGAGTAGCGTAGAGGTACTCGGTGCAACGGTGAAATATCCCTCAGGTTTTGAGTGCTACGCTAAGGGCGGTTTCCCTGATTTCGGTCAGATGTTTATCGCAAGAGAGGCAGGACCGGAGTTAGTCGGTAACATCGGAAGCAGAAACGCTGTCGTAAACAATGACCAAATCGTTGAGTCTGTTTCGGCAGGTGTATATCAGGCAGTTCTCGCCGCACTCGGTGGCAATGGTGATGACGATGGTAGCGATACCAAAATCATTATCAACCTCGATGGTGAGAAAATCTACGAAAATCAGCAGAAAATTGCTCGTAATCGTGGTTATAACTTGGGAATGGGGGTGTTTAGTTTTGGCTAATGGATTTATCTACATCAA